AAATCCTACAGGAGCAACATGACTACCGGAAATGCCTTCAAAATCCTTAAACGTAGCTGCATTGTCTTCGTGATGCGTCGAGCGGCTATGATTAATGGGATTTCCGAGAGGCATATCTTTCAGGGCCATAATCGTTGCGCGTGTTGCGACAATTTCAGCGTTCAGCACACTAATTTCATCCCTGGCCTTATTGAGCTCCTTCTTTGCAAGATCAATGTCCCCCGCCGTCTTAGCAAAATCCAGCGTTGCGGCATGATGCGCGTCAATTGATTTTGAAAGAACATCGAACTTCTTCAAGAGTTCAGAATCAAAGCCATTGTTTACAACGCTGATACCAGGGTTATTATCAGAAGCTTCTGCGGCCTGATCTGTTGCATCCTGCACTGATTGAGTAGAGTTAGCGCACACAGCCCCACGTGTCATACTGCACACCATGTCATGTATCATTTGACACTGGCCGCCTTGTTCAGCACTAAGGTCACTGTCTTTTTGCAGCGTGGGATGTTGAGCTGCGGTATACATGGACGGTGTAATTTCAGGGAAACCAAGCGAGGCCCCAAGCGTGTTATAGCTTGAAAGGAGAGTTTGAACATGCGGCGGTAGCTCTAACTCCTTCTCCGTTTCGGGTTCAGTTTCCTTTGTAACTTCAGGCTCCCCCTCATCACATTTTATCTCTTCCCCTGGCATTGCCGGAGCAGGTTCGTGGTTTTGTACTTCGGGGTTTGAAACCTCGATATCATCATCTTCGTCGTTATCTGCATCGGGAAGAGTCTGTTTCCCATCTGACGGTGTTCTGTCAGGAGCATCTTTTATGGCAATGTCATTTTCTGACTTTGACATATCAGCAATGCCAGGGATTTCTACCTCTTCTGTGGATGGCACTGAAGCAACAACATCAGCTCCCGTAACGTCTTCCCCACGGAATAAAGATTTTAGTTCGTCTGAGGTCAATTCCTTTTCCTTGCCGCCATTGGTCAGAGAAAAAGTCTTCGTGCCTGCTTTCCAGTTGACACGATTTTCAGGCTTGTTGCGAGATGGCATATTGTCTAACGTCTTTCTTTTTTCAGTAGATATTTCTTTGACTACTTCTTTATAGGTCGAAGGCCAAAGTGCTTTCATTGCGGGAGCGAGACTAGGATCGAGGGTGCGCGTAAACACACCACGAATAGCGTTCTCGACCCAACTTCTTTGATTTGCCGGAATACCAACGACGCTATATTCAACGACATAGACACCGTGTACAATAATGCCCTGACGCTCCCATCCGTCTCCGTCTTCCTCTGTGGGAACCTCATATTTTGTCACCATACACCCGATGGAACAACCAAGACGCCGACCTTTGTCAATGTACGCTTTTGTGCGGGCGGCGTTGGGATTATCCATCTCTACGTCCACTGCAAGATGTAGGTCTGCAATGCCGTCTTGATGCTGAATGGTTGGCGTTCCTACGATGCTCCCAAACATAGAATCAGGGAGACTGTAGTCATGATTGAGCCAGATGGTGAGATTCGGGGCGGCCTTCGTCATATCGTTCAAGGCAAGAAGGCTCATCGAGTCCCCCTGTAAATCCTCTTGCGTCGAACTCCCGATCATGTTGACGCGGTTTTTGATGTTTCTATCGGACTCAATGCCCGCTGTAAATACCTGAAAATCAGGCTTGTAGCTTTGCCCTTTTGTCGCAATAATATCATCAAAGTTGATATTATTTGCGAGGTCAATGATCCTGCCCATTAGTATCCTTCCTGGTTCGGACGCCAACGTTTTCCGAACGGCCTATTTATCGACTTCGCTGGCTTCTTAGGCTTTACAGCCGGTTTTTTAGGTTTCTTATCGTCAGTTGTATTGTCATCCGTACTACTTGCATCAACGGCAGGCGGCGGATCACCTTCGTCACCTGTCGGAGTCGGACCAGCATAATCACCCTGTCCACCACTACCGTCTCTAGGAACCGCATTTTCCGACGGACCCGATAATGCGTCTTGCGAACCAGGCATACCGCCAGTTGCATATGGTGATACAAATTCGCCAATTTCATTATCGTAGGATAACCACGGCACCGGCCCTTGTGCGCTCTGAGAGTAAAATGTATTGCCCCCTTCAACGCCTTCTTCACCAAACAAGGCAAGAACCTGATTGAGTGTCATGCTCGGTAGTCCTGCAAGGCCCGTTGTCGCAATTGATATCGCTTTTTCAGCGTGCATCTGGCGGTCTGCCTCTGTGACTTCAGGGAAAAGGATGCGCAGGTTAAGAAGATCGAAGTTGGCGCGTCCATCAGGAAAGTTTGTGGCAAAATCCCCTAGTATCTCACGGTTAAAGTACTCTTCCACCAATAGTAAAAGCGGTATGAGTCCGGTGTCTTCAAAAATCTCTTGCTGACTAGAGGCCGTTGACTTATTGATGTCAAACGTCATGCCTAGTTGCTGCGGAGATATCTGGAAAGATACTGCAATTTTCTTGGCGAGATATTGCTGCCACTCAAGCCACTGGTTGTCTTTTGCAGAAAATATAAGAGGGACGACGTTCGCGTTATTCTGGCCGCCGAGCCAGAATATTTCTTTGCGGCCCGCTATTTCTGTCTCGTACTTCATTCGTATCTGTTCAAGTTGAGACTGCGTTGCACCAGGAAGCTGAATCATGTGCGGAGGCGGCTTCATGTCAACCATTTGCATTGCAGAGCGGGTAGCAGCGAGGTCGGCCTGAATAGTATTACGTAGAACCTGTACAGGAGACAACGAAAAGCGGTATGTGGCCGGATTAGCGGTCATCACGATGGCTTCATCGTTGCGGAGCGGAACCTTACGGGAGTTATTGGGGTCTTCGTACAAGTAGCGGGGCTCGTTGGGTTTACCGCTCCAAGAGCTATAAATCTTAACGTTTGCGCCATCTTCATTATAAAGGTGAACTGGTTGCCGCGCCGCCGTCATGTCTTTGACGATAACGCCACGATCCAGAACGAGAATATCATCGACGCAGGCGGCCATAAGATCGTAGTAATTTTGGCGCAGTTCGTTGGGCTGATCGAGGATGAGCTGTACTTTTTTTGCTAATTGTTTATTGTATGTTTTGCGCTCATTAGCTGGAAGCACAGCGATACTGGCTCTGCCAATTTGTTGCCGACGTACGTTGATTGCAGCCCTGACCCACTCATTACTATCGGCCCAATCACGAAGTATCCTTGCATTGACAACGGTGTCTGTCGTGTCTTTTTGGCCGGACCATGAACCGGATTGAGCCGATTGCTGTGGTGTAGCGTTGCCAGTAGGACTATTCTTCAATAAGAAGCTTCCAGGGACCGCGCTGCTTTCTTTTGCAACTCCTGTAAGATACGGCAATAATTCAGGGGACCGGTCAATGATCTGAAATGCACGACTTAAATCCATATATTCTGAAGGATCGCCGCCCATCCTTACACTTTTCTGCACTGCAAGAGATTGGGCCTGCTGTAGCGCGGTTGCCAGTGCAGAATACTCACCGGCTAGCCTCTTATCTGCCGCCAATGTATCCCACTGAATCGGCGGGGTCGGCTTTTTGCGTTTACTCAAGATATCCCCCAACCACTGTTTTGATCGATTTTCACCACTTGCGCCCCTTCTTTTATAAAGTTTAAGGTTCGGGCCATTTGTTCTTGTCGTTTCATGATAAATTCGTCATCTATTGTGATGATTTTTGTGGCCTTGGCTATCATTATTCCTATGAATTCGACATGGAGAATGGCACAACTCCACCGATTTTTGCTCCATAAACAGCCAGGGCAAGGGATATTACACAGTCATCATGTTTGCCTTCCGGTGCGCTGTAAACAATGTTGCCAGACCTTGTAAATTCGTATCCGTACGCCTTCAACTCTTCGACGAGAATTTCATTGTTTGGGTAAAGGATCATCTGTTTTTCGATGGCAATTACTGTTCGATCAATGAGCTTCTTTTTACTGGCGTTAGTAAAATAATATCCTTCCACTGACAAATCACGTTCTTGCATTTGTTCTAGTATGGGGTCACCAACGCCGGTACTGTCCATGACTATATGAGCATCGTTCCATTTTTGCACGAGCGGTACCACTACATTGTCAATTTGGCGCTGATACTCCATACCGTGAAACCGTTGGAACTCTACAACTCTGTGCGTCATCACATCGACAACAATGCATACCGAATAGTCTGTGTACTTCGCCACGTCCCACCCGATGACGTAATGATGTCCATATTCAGGGCCTTCAAGTAACGTATCCCCTATACAAGAAGCGACCCTTCGGAATACTGATGCAGCATCGTCAAGGAAACGAGCCATGAATTCTTGCTCGAATACAAGTTCTGGTAGTGTGCGCTTTGCCTCTTCGATTTCCTTCGTGGGAATAAACGGATTGGCCGACGTCGGAAAACTTTTAGACCACCACTCTGTTTCAGTAGGGTCTTGTCCTCTGAGAAATAATTCATAGAACCAATCACGGCCCCACGGCGTTGAAATGAAAATGCCGCCGCCTTCGTTGTCTGCCAGGGCAGGTCTTACTACTTCCGTCCAGGCTTTCTGAGGGCATTTTGAGGCTTCGTCAAAAACTACAAACGACGGACCATCACCACGTAAATTCTCGTATCTCTCGGCAGACCTGCATTCTATAATTGCACCGTTAATGAGATCAATTCTCATTTTGGTATGATTTGGGTCTTTCGACATCACTGGTTTTAGCGCCTCTGTCAGCAAATTAAACGCTATTTCTGTTTGCCGGTATGTCGGCGCAATCCACCAATTGAGAGACGACGGTTTCTCTAACGCTTTCTTAGCAAGCTCATTGGTAGCAGCTAAGGTTTTCCCGAATCTTCTACCACAACACATAACACGAAAACGCGCTGGACAATCATGTAAAAGCATTTGTCCAGCGTGAGGATCATAAAGCCTAACCTTAATCTTTTGTCTTTTCTGTGGTGTCATGGGCCTTAAAAATTTTATCAATCATGACTTCGCATCGAAGACGGTTCTGTTTCCCATAGCGTCTCCCGACGATAAACAACCGATGTCTTGGCGCTGCAAAGTTTTTATTCTTCATTGGTGCTCTCCTTGATTTCTTCAACAATTGTATCGATGACAGGGGCCTCGATCTGTTTCCAGGCATCTGATGCTGAACCACCGCGCCCCCACGATGTTTCAATTAAGACTGGCCCGCCTGATGCACCAACGATGCGTGTTTCTTTCAAGCGTTCGCCCTTTTCCTTTGCAATGTCATCTAATATTCCTCGATACTGCTCAATGACAAAAGGTGAAATGCGTGTCGTTTTTGCATCTAATATGAAGTCTTCAAGTTTTTGTGCGATTTTCTTTAATTTCTCAATGCGCTCGTGAGCTAGTGAAAGACCGTCGTTTAAAACAGCATGCGCCCTGGCTTCTTGCTCATCACGTTCGACTTCATCCCATGCCTCGACCCTTGCGTCCCAATCCCATAATTTACCCTGTTCTACCCATATCGCATTTCCTGTTATCTGAACGTTCTCTCTGCCATCCATAATGCGCCACTTGCGATATGCTTTCCCTATGCTCCTCGATGGCCCTAGCAATCGATAAACGTCAAAGCGGGCAAACCATTTTGCAGGTTCATCAGGTTGTCGGTCCCAAGCGTCTATTGAATCATCGTATTTCATAACCTACCTTGTAAGGACATCCGTACACGTATCTGAACTGTACAACGTCTGGATGAGCCGCAATAGTAACGTACAGTGGTACTATGGCTGGTCAAATCGTCTTGAACAATATGAAGTACAGGATCATACACGACGCAAGTTTTGAAAATTCAGTACTCCCTATTTACTGGTCCGATGATCTTTGCAATGAACTTGTCGCCAAAATCGGGGTACTGCATATGTGTGGGAACGTTATTCGTATACACTATTGCTGTGACCTAGACGCAGGCATAAAGTACGGTGACTACGCCTTGATACGTCGCTGGATAGCAAGTCATGATCATATGGTCAGGCGCGTTTTATGCTATTTTGTCTATATGGCCTAAATTCAACGCTAAAAGACTTGACATATAGCATATCAGGCCGTATGCTTGTGATGTAAGTGCTGGTCACACTTGCGGTGGTGAGGTCAGAAGAAACTCATACGTTACTCCTAAGAAAATGCCGATGGATTGTCAGCCATCGGTATTTTTGTACTATTTTCTTGTTGGAATGCCATCTTACGTGGTATAATCACATCAGTTGATACCTCAATGCCAAAGAGCGCCGCAATAAACTTGGATATTGCGGCGTTTTCCTATGGTTTTAAATGGAATAGAGGCAAATTGCAATGAAAAACAGCAATAATTTACGTAATTCAACCATTAAATTTGCCTGGAATGTTGCCTTTTATAGTGGTATTCTGATCGGATCAGTGCGCAGGGCAAGAAGTAGGTTACGGCTCCTGGCGCAAGATACCGTTCAAATGTTGGAAGATACAGAGTTAAAGGACGAAATGTTTAAAGATTTTTTCAAAAGAGCTGTCATAGCACCCACCGAAAGCGGAACGCGCAAGGCAAAGGTGACCAGGGTTGTTCCAGACGGATCACATATGACAGTTGTATTTTTTACAATCGTTAACACCGGCCAGAAGGCATCCGGCGTCTATCCCAACGTATTTGCGCCAAGCGTAGGCGATATTATTAGCTACGACGGAGATGACAATGTTCAGAGATAAGTTCAATCGAGAAATCAAGATAGGCCACGTGCTAGCCAATGGTGGACGTGATGGGTGCAGCGGTATTATTAGGACTGGCATCGTCAGGGGTTTTACAGAGGGCTCTGTCTTGGTAGATATGATCATTCCGGTATCGGATTCATACAACGCCACGATTAAGAACCATACACAATGGAAGACTCGGCGCGGTTCATTCAGAGAACCAAAACTGTGTATCATCACCGGCCTGGACTCTGCAACGTTCCTTGATAGTGTCAACTTTATGTTCAAAGACCCTGAACCCGTAGAGATCATCGGAGTTGTCAATCCTATATGGCATGATGTTTTATCAGCCATAAGAGGAACCGTAACAGTTAACTATGGATCACACTATATTGATGCCGTCGAGCCAGCGGAAGATGTAAATACCGACGAATAACAATATGGGTACCCTGTTTAGTGGGGTACCCTTTCTTCATTTTTTGACGTAGGGGGTCTTGCATTGAACGAGGAACAATTGGCGCGGATGCACCAGCTTAAACTACAAAACGAATTCACAACGTTTATGGGGAGAATATACCCATATCAAGGACATTGCCAGATAAAGGAATGTAATTATAATCCTTACATGCACTGTTCTGTAGCAGGGACCATGTACAATATATCAATTGAAGTCACAACATCTCTCTGTCTTGCCCACTATTTAGAATACGAGTACTTTGTCACAAGGACAATAAGAGGAGATGGCGTTAGATGGCTATGGGGCCGGTAACATTGAAAGAGTTCCTTGCATTGCTCAATGTAAATTCAGAGACGTGCAGCATGCAGGGCTGCTATTGCACTGACCTTGATAATGCATGGTTTCTTGGGCCGGACCCTAAAATAATTCATTGGCTCTGCGGCCCCCACCTTGACCTCTGTAACAGACTTATATCTAAAACATATTGTAGTATCAGAGGCACAAGCCTGTAAGGAGCATCATGGAACGAACAATACATGTCAGCAAAAATCTTAGTGGCGATTCAGTGATTGAAGCATGGTTAGGGGACAAGAAAATAACAGCGTATCTCCCTGTAGGGCTTGAAATACTCCTTGTTCATGGCACTGGCAAAGACGCTGATATAACCGATGAAAATGACTTCTACAATGCCTGCCAATGGTTAGCAGACTACACCCCAACAGATAACATCGACTAAAACTAGAAGCCTTATTTCAGGCCCATAACTGTAAGCATCAAGCCGTTCGCCGCAACTCGCCAGGACAAATCGACACCCCCATGTACGTACATCGTATCAACATCACAAGACACAGCATGCATCGCGCCGATATATCCAGGCTCGACCTATCATCATGATACATCGTATATCCACCGTAGATACATCGCACCGATACATTGCCTCACAGTATAGCACCGTGATATATCCAGGCTCGACCTATCACACCGATACATCATACCTCGCGCCGATACATTCACTGCGGATATATTGCGCCGATGCATCACAGTCCGATGTATCATGCCGCTATGCCTGACACTAACCTATCATGCCGATACATCACACCGTAACAACACAATGTTACCGTAGTAAGCGATGTATCATGCCGATATAACAATGCTGCATGTATGGTACACTGTGTATCGTATTGTATTGTGTATGCAGTAGTGTATATGTGGCGTCTATAGTGGCGTGTGGTGTAGCGCGTGAAATGATAGCCTCTGTTAGTGTGGTGTTCCTGGCAGTAGGCCATAAGCAGGTATAGCACTATGCCACACTGTTATAACATGGTTACAGATCTGTTATATGCTAGGCTAGCTGTTACAATTCCCTGGTTACCAGACACCCATGATATAGCGATAATGCCACTTTTAAACCGTTTCTAGTGGCATTAAGTACGTCGTAGGTGCAATCAATAGCCCGATGTTTTACAAGCCACTCTAGCACGTTCTAAGACGGCATTATTTTTCTGGCAAATTTGAAAAGTGGCACGATTTTCAATTCATGCTCCGTAACCAGCGTACTTTTATGCCGTCTCTTCAAGGCAAGATGTGTATACCGGTTATGGCACTTCTAAGGCACGTAGCACGCTATGAGTAAACCAGCTAGTACAATGGTGTACTCTGTCTGGTTAGTGGCTAGCCTACACTCTGCTATGCATTATTCAATGCAAGGGATGCATGTTTGTATGGAGCGCTATTTTCTATCCTGGTTACAATGCAGGAAAGCATGTCCATACTTTTATCGTATGTCATGGTTTTTAGCGATTCGGTCAAAAATGGCAAAAAAAGAATAAAAAGATAAAAAGAATGTTTTTTTGTCTCTATAACAATATCCTCTAAAATACCCCTATATTTCCCTTGTTTCTTCCCTCTATAACAATTTTTAAAAATATCATTCTTTTTATCTTTTTATCTTTTTATCTCTATAATGGGGAGTATTCCCTATAATATTAATAAAATATATATATATTTTTATTATAGAGAGATATTAATAGCATGCATAACGGTTAAAAGATGTACAACGATTTAAAGAACTGTTTTTTGAAAAGTTCGTTTTATTCTTTTTGTAAAAGATGCATGAGGCGACAAATAAGGCATATGTAAATATTTGAAGAAAGAATAAAACGAACTTTTCAAAAAACAGTTCTTTAAATCGTTATCTATCATCTTGCATTGCATGCCCATAAAATCATGATAATACGTGCACCTGTATCGCCTGACATAATAAAACGTGTCCTTGCATTGAATAGGCAACAAAAAATACCTCTTTACTTGACATTGAGGTATTTTTCTGTTCAGGCGATTATTCCATTTTCCTTGCATTGTACCAGGATACTTTTATGGAAGGATTGCGGTAACCTGTTGAGTTATAGACCTTGTGGGAACACTGGATACCACTGTTAGACAGATGTGTCTTTTAAAATCGTTAGACAGATCATATAAACCGCGTTCTTTCCTGGTTAGTACGTTACTGGCAACCATACGACTAAGCGCAACATTTATGTATGCTGTATTTCCTAGTTCCATAAACTGTGTCGCTATCTCTATGTTTGTGCTAGCTCCATACTTAGCGATGTATGCAGCAATAGACCGCTGTAGGTTTTTTTGCGCACTCCCTGGTATCTCTATGTCAACCATAGCAAGCTGAGGGAACTTTACTAATGGGCCTACCTCAGTCTTCATAACATTGTAAACAATGGGGCTAGCACCTTTGCCGTTATTTGATTTCATTGACTTCATAATGAAACATCCGGTATTGTCATCGATACCAGACATGTATGCAGTTCTCACAGTTTCAAAAAGCTCACTCGGAGCTTTAATCATCGTAGTAATATTTTGCTGGTTATATATCCCTGTTTTTATATGCGCAATGCATGCAATTGCGCATCCTGTATCCTCTGCTAAGTCTTGCAGCATGTTAACGACTTTATCTTGAAATACGTCGTTTTTCATGTTAGAACACATTGACATCAGCGTGTCGAAAACGATGATAGCGGGCTTGACCTGTTTGACAATTTTCTTGAGTAAAGCAGAATCTCTATGGAGCTTGAAGTTACTAATAGTAGTGGTGTCGCGTGATTTGCCGTCTGATATCTTCACTTTCTTGACAAAAAAGCACTTGCTAGCGTCCCCACCGTTCGCGGTTATTCTCTGTAGTGTGATATAGGGCTTGACTTCAGTAGACACGTATAAAATTTTTCCGTGTACTACCTCCTTCCCTTCCCATCTCATCCCTTGACTGGTTACTAATGCCAGAAAGTAGGCAAGCAGCATACTTTTACCAGTTTCAGGCATACCAAAGAAAAGAGTAGTTTCACTTTTCGGCAGTACATCGGGAATAATCCATTCAACCGATTCATTTAGAACGTCGGTTCCACATATCACGTTTTCTTCGTCGAGCGGATTGTCTTCTACCTGATTTATTTCTTGCTCCATAACATCAATAGCAAAGTCTGAAAAATCAGTAAAAGTATTGTTCTCGTCAAACATCGCTTGCTGTGTTGTTGGCTTGCTAACTCGTTTCATGACCTTTTCTCTTTTCTTGCTGTTTTATTTGCCGCTTCTGATGATTTTATTCCATGACCAGACAGCATTCATGGGGATGTGCCTCAATGCGTACAATCCCACTCTTCTTTGTAACCAGTTATAACGCCTATACTGTTTTCTTGCTGGTTTATATGGAGCTCGTTTTTTTTGTGCAACTTTCCTGACCGGTTTCTTGAAACTGAAGTGAAAATGATACTCTCTATAGTTGATCTTATCCCCGTTCTTGATATGCCAGTAGATACCAGTGAAGACACCATAGGGGATTGCAGCAACAAAAATAATGCTCCAATAGAGCAATTTAGGGATGTACTTAAAAATAATATCAGTACTGTAGCTCGTTCCAAACAAACGATCTACAATAAACCAGAAACAATACAGGAACATGCCCGCTAGAGCTAGAAACATTGGAGTGCTAACCATCTTCTCTTGCCTTGACTTTCGCTAAAAACAACTCGTTTGACTATCATACACGATACTGTATATGATAGTCAAGGCTCTTAGTCGTTATATTGAAACATATGCCACTCATGGTCATAGTAGACAAGAACGTTACCGTTGCAGAAGACTACAACCGACCTATCATGACTAGGCAATATGCAATCATCCGTCTCTTGCACAACCGTTGTATTGTAAA